CGGCCAATCAGTATGTTGCTGACTCTGGATTAATAGAGGCAAATCTATCATCTCAACTTGGCCTCTCGGCATTGGGTGCTGTGCCGATTGTAATGTATACCGATTCGGCTGAACGGTTGCGAATCGCCTCGGATGGAACCGTGGGGGTTGGCGTGGTTCCAGAGACTGATTGGGACAGCGCCCATACCGCGATACAATTTGGTCTTACTAGTTCACTTGTCAGCCATACGTCTGCGAATGGTTGGACGCAGTTGATGAAGAACGCCCGATATGTGGGCGGCGGGGTCTATAAATACATAACGACTGACGAAGCTACGCGATATGTTCAGAAAGATGATGGTTCGCACGCTTTTGAAGTAGCCGCAAGCGGCACAGCAGACGCAGCAATCACTTTCTCGGAGGCGCTCACCATCTCAAACGCGGGCCACGTGACGATGGTTGGCTCGACCGGCGATGACATCGGGCTTCAAGTTAAATCGCCGGTATTAACATCCTCCGTATTATTGGTTGAAGATAACAGCACTTTGACAACTGGCCGTCTCGGTTATTTTTACAGTAATGCAGACTCAACAGCCACCCGCAGTCTTGTTTGGATTCGCAACGATAACGTCAATGCAACCGGCACAGCGGGTTTAAAAATTACCAACGACTCAACCGGCCCAGCGATTGAATTGGACGGCTGCGGCATAAAGTTCCCCGCAACACAACGCGCCAGCGCAGACGCAAACACTCTCGATGATTATGAGGAAGGCACTTGGACTCCGGCTTACACCCCACAAACAAATGCGTTCACCTCAATAGGCTATGTGGGGGCGATTCCCGGAAGATACACCAAAATTGGGAATATGGTAACTGTGTGGGGGTATATTGGGACTACTGGAATCACTGTTGGAACTGCATCTGGGGCAGTGTATCTAACTGGACTGCCGTTTGCACAGGCGACTGTTGGTGCTGGAAACTTCCAGAATGGTGTTGGTGCTGACAAGTGGGGGACTAACAACGTTACACATATTCAGCTTTCATCGGGCGAGCAACAATTCGGGTTGTTTTATCGCACCTCCTCAACTGTAAACGAAACTGCTGTTAATGTCACAGATATGTCTACTGGCGGTGATGCAAACTACACAAAATTCGTGTTCAGTTACAGAGTTTAATTATTATGGCATTAGAAAAGAAAACAGTTACGGGTCAACTTGAGGTTGGCGAAAACGGCACAATCGGTGTTCGCACCGACACAGTTGTAACCGATGACGGAGTGGAATTGAGCCGCACCTATCACCGCAAAGTTCTCGCTCCCGGCGATGATGTTTCGGGCGAGGATGCGAAGACTCAAGCAGTTGCGGGAGCAGTCTGGACAACGGAAGTTGTCGCGGCATACGCAGCGGCGCAAGCGGCGGCGCAAGCAGCGGCAGAAGCAGCGGCAGCACCGGCAGCGGAGGAAGCACCAGCGGAGGAATCAGAATAATGATTGAAGTATACACAATACCAAACGAGAAATCGCTCAATGTGAGCAAGGTGGCCATTACGCTGAACAGCGCCCAAGAGTTTGGGATGCAATTTAGTGTAGCTGGCTTTGGCAAGTACACAGATGCAGAGGGTAATCTGACTTGGGGGCCAAATCCCTTGGTTAGCACGTTGCTCAATGTGGTCGGTGAGAGTTGGAAGGGCTGGGTTCCCGGCGCTGCGGCAAGCGATAGTGATTACATTATTGACCTCGCCCTAAAACAGTTGGGCCTGAAACGCGCCCCTGTAGAGGAAGCGCCAGCGGAAGAAGCACCAGCACCAAAGAAGAAAGCAGCCAAAAAGAAGGCGGCACCAAAGGCCGAAGAAGAACCGGCTGAATGAATTTGGATGATCTCAAGGTTGCATTCGCAAGCGTCACGGGTTTGGGAAACTGGCTCGTGGACATTGATCTGCTTTTGAAGGTCGGAATTAGTGCGGCGAGCTTGGTGTATATTGTTTTGAAAATTAAACAATTGTTGAACAAGAAATGAAAACGAGACTACTAATAATCGGGGCGTTTCTGCTATGTGCAGGGAGCGCCAAGGCGGGTGATTTGTTTAGCGCGAGCTGGAAGCCAAAGCCTAGCGTCACCCTATTCGGCCAGAAACTGGCGTGGCCCTTACCGTCCTTATGTTTGGGGGCGAAGGCAGGCGTTTTGCCTGATGCCGGTATTTCGCCAGATGGGTTGAATTTCAAAATCCCCTACCTCTCGCTAGAGGTTCCGTTCCCTAGTCTGGTTCTCTCCTTGGGCAAAGATAAACCCAAGGTGGAATTGAAGCTGGGAGCGGTTGACAAGACAGAACACGAACCAAAAAAGGATTAAAAAATGCTGAAATCAAAAACAACGTGGACGGCAATATTGGGGGCACTCGGTGGCTTGGCTGGATATTTTACCGGCGAACTGGAAATAGGTGCTGCAATGAATGTGGTTATTACCTCATTGCTTGCCCTGTTTTTGCGTCACGGTATTTCCAAAGTCGGAAAATAAATGGCGTGGACAGCGATAGGAACGTCTGATGTTCAGACGCGCATGACCGACACAGAGTTGGCAAAGTACAACTCAATCGGTTTAGCGGGTGGACAGACTTCCTCGGGGTTGATCCAAGAAGTTACGGACGATGTTGCTGCGTTGGTTCGTGGCTACATAAAGGGTTGCCCAAGGAACAACTTGGCATCCACGGCAGCGGCCCTGCCTGATGTTCTTCATTCTCCATCACTCGACATAATCATTGTTGAGTTGATGAAGCGGGTGGGAGGGGCCATCACGGATGTTAGTGATGTGCGGATTGCGGCTTACAACAGCGCAATCGCCTTCATGGACAAGGTTTCTGATTGTCGCTTTGGGATTCCCAAGCCTGTCACCGAGACAGCCGACACCTTTTATGATGACCGTGGAAGTTACGGCTACAAGAAGAAGGTCTGCATTAACAACCTTAAAGTCGTGAAGAACGGAGTGACCTCGACCACCGAGGACTGCACTTGCACGAATGTAACTGGTGCTGAATTACTTTAACAATGGCTGTTTATCTGACGGATATTCAAGGGGCGCTTCATACCCGCTTGAATGGGCAATCTCCCTTCAACACGGGAATTGCCAACACCCCCGGCTTGGTACTAGAGGATGATGATATTCAGTCCAAAATGGAGGCATTGCTTAATCGCGTTCGCGTCATGGCAATTGTCCTTCGCCCCATCAGCATGGTGCGGGTTCTGGAAAAGACAGTTGTGGATTTCAATTGGGAAGTGGATTGCATTGAAAACCCAGCAGTTAACCGACCAGTTGGAGGAACTTATTACACCGCTGAAGCAGTTGCCGAGTCGGTGTTCGTCCTTTTGGACAACTACCAAATTCCAAGTGGAACCGTTACAGGAACAAATAGCTCCCGTTCAACAGCAATCATGCGAATGGGAACGGATGAACCGGCGGGAAGCTTGGTTAGGTACAAGGTAAACGGCTTTGTGAGAAGCAAACTAAACGTAAATATAGAATGATATGAGTACAGCTAATTCAACGATAGTAGGCAACGCCACAATTTATGGCGTGGACGGAACCGTTGCATACGGTACGGTAGCGGTTGCAGATAATTATATGCAGAGCGTCAACTTAACTGATGACGTAGACACGGCAGAAGCAAGGGATCAAAAGGGCAACGTATTTGGGTACAACCTTTACAACTTCCGCAGGACGGCAACCTTTGAAATAATCTTCATTGATACAACTGAAGCTGGGGCGGCGGTAGAGGCCATTCTCCCTGTGCCGGGGGCAATTATAACGATTGCACAGGATGCAGAATCCGGGGATTCTTTGCCGGTGGTGCTTGTTGGAACGTGGAACTACATTGGTGGTGGCTCTATTTCTGGCAGCAACACCGACTTGATGAGGATGACGTTACCGTGCAGTCGGTACAATGCCGATAGTGCTGGTGATGCCATAGCCCTGCAAACATTCACGCACTAAACGTGTGTCGCTTGAGAGTGATTATCTAAAGGCAGTCATACCTCCCCAAGCGCGAGTCCTTGGGCAGCGGTTGAGGCCATTATCCCTTGGTCACATGATGGTGCTGTCACGCTACGGCAGTCCATTTGTGACCGGGGACAGGCAACCGATGTTCGGGGATTTATGCTTTGCAGTTTGGGTTTGTAAGCGAAACTGGAAAAGCTTAATGCAGGGATTGTCTGATTCTTCCTTTAGGAAAGAGGTGCGGTTTCTTTGGTGGATTGGCAAACTACGAAACAAGGGGAAGGCTATTCTTGTTTTTGTTCAATACCTCTCCAAAGCGATGCAACAGCCATCCTTGTTTTACAATAAGGTTGATGGAGCAAAGCCAACGAGCATGAACAACCTCCAGTACATGAAAATCGTGCTGATGAGCAAACTTCACAAGACAAGCGAACAGGCAATGGACACTCCTTTTGGGGAGATTGTTTACGACCTTGCGGCCCTTGGGGAAGGGGAAGGCTCTTGTGGGTTTGTTTCAGATGATGACCGTTACGCTGGCGACATAGCTCGCAAGAATTACGAAAGGAGGCAACCAAAGAATGGCGAACGAAATTAAATTTGTTTTTACTGGGGATACGGCTGATTTTGATAAGGCAATTGATTCAATCGTTAAGAAAACGAACAAGATCAAATCTGCGGACAAGGACGCAAACAAGGTCAGGAAACAGGCTGTAAGCCTTGAGAAATTGTTGGCTGATGAATATAAGAATGCCCGAAAGAATGCCGGTTCACTTACAGACATAACCAAGAAGTTGGCAAGGGAGGAAACCAAGCGCCTTGAGATAAACAGGAAACTCTCAAGTGAGACGTTATCCCAATCACGAAGGCAATCGCTCATATTGGAAAAGTCAAAATCACAGGCAAGAACATCGGGCCTTAAAGGGGCTGGGGTTGCGGGAATGGCAAAGTTGGCAGCCGCGACAATGGTGGCAGCGATAGCGGCTGGGGCGGGTGTCATTCTAAAAGAGACATTTTCAGCAATTGGGGAAGCACAAGGCATAAGGAGCGGGGCGGCTGCGTCTGGGCAATCAATAGAGGCGTTTCAAACTAATCAGTTTGCTGCGAGCATAAACAGAGATCCAAAGGTAGTTGGGGCGGCCATTAAGTCTTTGGGGTTAATTATTGATACAGACTTAAATAGAAAACTTACTGATGCCGGGGATAAGTTGCGTATTGTTTCTGCAATAATAAACCAAATACTAAAGCCAGCATTTGCATTAGTCGCGGAAAAGCTAGGTGAGTTTGCTATACAGATTGCTGCGGTGTTGGATGTGATAAGCGAGAAAGGAATAAAAAAAACCGCTGTGGCAGCGGGAACGGCAGTAGCAAAAAGCCGTATTGCAAGTACCGTCATTTCAGCGATACCAACCCCAATTTCATCTCTTATGGCAACCGGCCTACCAACTTGGTTGGCAAATAAGTTTGGAGGGGCTGCTGATACAGAGTTCGGGGAAGATGTAGAAAAATCAAAGAAAACAATAAAAGAATTAATAGATGAAATTATAGGGGCAGCAATCGTTTCCAATGCACCCCGACAGGCTGCAGAAATGAGGGGTTTTAGTGATAGCTTGGCAAGGATTGGATTGTTCAAATCTGGAAGGGATAGCCAACTTCAGACAATGAGGGCAAGCTTGGCTGTTCAAAAAGGAATACAGACAAACACAGATGGGCTAAAAGATATAATTTTCAACGCATAATGGCTAACAACACTTTTGTAGGATTTCCACACGGACAAGGCGACACAGGCTTAAGTGCTGCCGATGTTGTCAAGGAATTGCAACCCGTCACCACTTGGAACCGGCAAGGAGGTTACACCGTCACAAGGCGTTGGCGCGGCCCGATTGATGCACTCGTAAACTTTTCGGACGGAGGGGCGAGCAACGCTGATTTTGATGGCACTTATTTTACGGGTACAACCGGCATTGTTTTGGGTGGTGCGGGCAGGGACGGTGCAACTTCAACAAACCTAGAGAGGGAAGAAGGGGGGCAAATTGGGATATTTACTGCCACATGGGTATCGTCAAACCTTGCAACACGCCTCACCTCCGGGGGTCAGGTTCCTTCAGACGGAAGCACCAGCGGTGACCTTTTCCAAGAATCAAGCATTTGGACGTTGGACGGGAACGACATAGAAAAAGATTTGTTTGATTGCCCTGTGGTGCAGACTTGTGAGACAACTTTAGGTTCATACGGGTTTGCGGCAAGGGCTAAAAAAGCAGTTGAGAACTATAAGGACGGAAAAGATAAAAATGGGGTTGCTTTAGCAGACCCAACGGCGACAGTATTCTTGTGGGACAGTTATTTAACGGCTGCGGAAGTTACAGCGTTGCAGGCAGCAGCCTCCATTTTAGATAACGGCAATCTATTTATCGACCTACGGGATGTTTCTAACGATGCCTTCAAGGGCGTGGAGACTTTCTCCTTCAGTCAGTATGTTTTAAGGAATGTAAAGACTGTGCAATACACTTCTTCGATTCTGCCAAGCTACACCAATGTCAACAACATCTGGACAACGGCAAACATAAAAACCTTAATGGCAGCAGAAACGAGAACAATAGACCCGCCATCATCCACCGTGGCCTACACATTGCCCCTTCTCGGAGTGTTAGGAACTGTGCTTAATTTTTCAGAGTGGCTGTACCGCACACCTGATGTTCAACAGTTAAACAATGGGAAGTGGCAGATTACAAAAGAATGGTGGGAGGCAGACGAAATAGCCACCAGTTGCTACAAGGCTTATGTATGATTCATAATTTCTCACCAATAACAGGTACGGGAAGAAAATCCCAAGCAATTAGGGAGTTGCAGAAGGCGGTGCGAAAGGTCACGTTGCAACCCAGCAATGTGACAAGGGTAAATGTAACAACCAAGGGTACTCATGTAACAGCAAGGGGGGGAGGCGCGGGGGGAGGAAGTCAAACCGTTGTCTGCCGATGGCTGTAGATTACACAGAGGCCCGGACGGTTGATGTTGATGATGGGGTTTATTCACAGGATTACAACCGTCTAGCTTTAGCATTTAATGACCGGCTAAAAAACGGGGTTGCCGACCCCACATGGAGGCTTCTTTGGTATGCCCACTCGCTGATGAGGGGTATTCGTAACCCGAACGGATTCAACTACGCTGCTGAAGATGAGTGGTGGAAAGTTTACTCGCACATCAAGGAGGCATCGACGATCACTTGGCCCACGGCATCGGCGGGAATGCCAGAGGGCATTAACGTTTCTAATCCTCTCGGTGCTTTTATTTATGGTGTCGAGCCTACTGTCGTAAACGAGGAGGGGCGAATCAACGCCAGCGGGGAGTTTGACCCTGCGGGAACCGCATTGGCATCTGCGCCAACCGGGGTTCCTTTGTTTTTAAGCTCCCCCACAATTCATGCCCCAACGACGATTGCTGAATACTGGGAGCTTTCAAAGTACCAGAGGGGGGCGGTGGCAAGTGACCTTTCCGATTATTCCGCAAGCAACGCCATCAAGGCATCACAGGAACACGGTTTCATCAACTACCCAAGCAGCGGCTTCTTCCTCCAAAACTATGGGGGATTCCTTCCCTCGCCAAAGCTGGATGCGTCAGACCCTCTTTGCGATGACAACTACACTCCAAACTTTGACTTAAAGTTCAGCAACTTGGTTGGTGGGAGCGATAAGGAGTACAACACCTGTCAACCTGATGGGGTGATGTTTTATTTTGAGGGGTTCAGCGCCTACAAAATCATCAATTGGGATGGGACAACGGAAAGCCTCCCCCTGACGGATTACCTTGAGGGGCCATACACCGACAACGCATACCTTCGCCGCTACAAGGGGCAACAGTTAAACGAGGTGATGAACTGGTTCGCGATGGAGTATCGGGCCAACGAAACGGAGCGGGAGGAGTCCGACATGAACAGGATTGACAAGGGGTTCCAGTTTCAAGATTTCTTGGCGAGGCAATACTGTCTTGCTCCGGCTTACGGGACTGTCGCCACCGGCTCCATAACTGCCACCTACCCGACTTTTGAGTTAAGCGGAGGGGAAGCCTCCGGGACTTACCTTGATGTCACTACAGCGGGCAGTTACAGCGGCACAACCACCTACACGGTTCCCCCCAAGTTCACCTATGCTGCTTTTTATGCCAAGACCAGCGGATCAGGTGCGGGGGATGTGGAGATTGAGGCGTTTAGCGGCTCAACCTCCCTGACCACATTCACGATTACGGCAGTCGGTGGATCAACTGTTGACCATCTGAAGTGGTTCACCTCGGCACATAACGAGGCAGACATTCGTTTCAAGCTCAAGGCGGTGCTCCCTGCCAACGTCACCATCAATATTGAGTGCGCCATGCTGCTGGAATATCAACCAACGATTTATGACGCTTACGTTTGTCTCCGCTTGGGCAGCACGGATGGGCCTACCTCAACCACCTACGATAAAAGCGGCTACACTTTCAGCGACCCAAAACAGGTCAGCGACAATCTTTTGGACTACGGTTGCCTGATTAGGGGGGTAGCTGGCATCCCAACAAACACCGGGGAGATAAACGAGAACCCTGTTTATGAGTCCGCACGGCGCTTAATTCATAACAACCTTCGCATGGCAGAAAGGCAGAACCTTGTGGGGTACGAGGTTATCGGGGGCAAGAGCTACATTCATTTTAAGAGATTTGCCCGTGGAGAGTATTCCGACGATTTGGATGTATTTGACGGGATTGCCCCGCCTTCTGCTGTGGTTGCCAGCGGTGATTTGATTGATGGGGAGGTCTACCAAGTCTGGTCAATGAGCGATTCAGGCGCATCACTCGTTTATTACAATGGAACATCCTACCCAGCCATCACAAGCGCAGGGCATTCTGGTGGGGAAATGGCTGGAACTTATTTCACGGCTACGGTTGTAAAGACTTTTACCGTTTCGGGGGATGCTTTTCTGCGTGTTCGCAATGGTATTCGCTCTGTGCCCATAAAGGACAACAGGGCCGATAGGTTTAGGGGGCAGACAAATGAGTGGACAACCCAGCAGACAACTACCGTTTACAAGCTATCAGATTCCAGCATCTACAAGTCGGACAGTTACGGCGATATTATGGGCTTCCTGACTGATCGCTGCGGGTTGCTTTCTTGCGATTGGTCAAGGATGCCATGCACGACAGGGTTTAGTGATAGGGCAGAAGTAAACCGGCAAATCCTTTATGGCTCAAAGATGAGTTTGCGCCCCGAAAACCCAAGCGGCTATCGCTATGTCTTGGGGAGTCAAGCCACAGGAGGGTACAACACCAACTCGATGGTACAGGCAGAAAATGACGCATCTGCCGGGGAAGGAGACAAGAGACACTACGAGA